CAATAGAATCTGATTGGAGTCCTATAAAAACACCTTTTGATAATCTTATAGGAGATACTGTTAATAACATATCTGTAGGTATGGGTTATGGTGCTGTAGGTGGAGTATTCACTAGTAAATTGCATTGGAGAGAAAGTGGTTATTTAAAGATGTCTCCTAAATTTAGAATTTACGATTACTTTGGTTCTGGTACAGCCATGCAAGCTGTGTATATTATGATGGCATATGTTACGTCGTTATATTCAACAGAAGAAACATTTAAAGATTCTGTCGTAGGTAAACTAATGACGGATGGTATACAGTTAATGGATAAGACATACGCGGCTTCTTTTAAAACTAAAGATGCTAATGGTAACGAACGTTCAAAAACGTCTGATGAGTTATCTTCCCTTGAAAAATTACGAGCATTTTTATTTAGGGGTGGTAAAGACTATTTGAAAGGTGCAACAAGTTTATTTGAATTTAAAGTAGCACCACCCGCTATAAAATTGGATATCGGTAGAGTATTTACAAGAAGTGATATGGTTGTAACTGGATTAGATTTTGAATATTCTAGTGAGTTTTCTGATAATGGTCCATTATATGTCGATATAACGTTGAATGTTTCTAGTAGAACTATTGTTAAAGATTTTAATGATACTGGTGTGTTAAAAACTAGTGGTGGTGTTGTGATGATAGTATAAGGGATAAGTTATGAAAAATAAATTTGATAGAACTAATTTTTTATATAAAGATAATTCTAATGATTTAGATGAATGGGATTTAATTCTTAATAATTGGGATTTATTTGAAGCAAAACGACCCATAAAATTTGATACGGTTCAAGTGGTTGATATTCAACGTCCAGATGTATTATCATTAAGAATATATGGTGATGAAAAATTTTGGTGGATTTTGTGTAAATTTAATCAAATTGATGATGTGTGGAATGATTTATATGTCGGTATGGATCTAATTATTCCTGATATAAAAGATATATATGATTTTTATGCTAATGTTAGAAGAAGGAATAGAAATATATGAATTCTACCGATCAATATACCATAGAAGCATTCATTAATAATGATAGAATGAATACTAAACCTAAACATATTATATCTACTAAGAGTATTGTTAGTTTAGATATTACTGAGAGTGTATTGACATTGTTACCTAAAATCACATTAGTTTTTAATGATAAATCTAATATGATTGATAATAAACCTATATTAGATAAAGACGTATTACATATTAAATTGAATATATCTGATGATTTACCAGAAAATGAAATAATATCTACATTTATAATTAGTGTTGTAGATATTTTACCTGTTGCTAATAATGATGGTGTTAAGGTTACTATTTCTGGTTATATGGCAGGAGATGATGTTTTTGCTCCATATAAATATGATGCTATATTAGGATCATCTCATGATGTTGTTAAAAAACTTACCAATATTATGGGGCTAAAATTTAATTCTAATAGTGATAGTACGGAAAGTGTTTATTGGTATCAACATTCAAATAATTATACATTTTTACATCAAGTTGCTAAAAAAGCATATATACCTAATGATGCTGTGTTTGTGTATGGTGATGTGACGGGAACTATGAATTATATATCATTTAAAACTATTGCAGCATTAGAAACTAAATATACCGCTAAATATAATGTACGTAAAATGCAAGAAGAGTTTCTAAAAGATGATGATGCCAATATACTTTATTACGATGGATATCATATATTAAATACTACTGAAATTTATAATAATATATCTAATTATGGTGGAGTGTTTTCATATTATGATATGGACACTTATCAAACAAGAAGTTTACATGCATCTTATTCCAATACCGATTTATTAAATAGAAATTCACGTTATAATGAAGAACCAATATTTAATTTATTTATGGGTGTGATATCTGATAAAACATTACAAGATACAATATATAGGGGTGAAATTCAAAATAGTGTAGGTAGATATAATTTATTTAGTAATAGCATTTATATAAATATCCGAAATACATCAGTAGTTGCATTGTTTGATAAGGTTGATTTACAATTACAATCACCACTTGATGTTAATGAAATTGCAGAACCATATTCAGGAGAATATTTTATAACATCTATTTCACATAGTGTTGTTAAAAATGGTAATCCAGCATATGCTAAACGAATTTTATTATGTAGAAATGGTATAAATAAGTCTCTTGAACCACAAGTACAAGAATTGGATGGGATAGTATAATGAGTAGTATTTATGAAGATGGTGATAGATATATAAAAAACGATTTACCTAAAACTCCATCAGAAATATTAAATAGATATATAGATACAAATTTAGATAAGGGTAGCCTTCCTGGAAGATATATAGGTGTTGTATTAGATAATAACGATCCAGAAAAATTGGGGCGTTGTAAGATTTTAGTATATGGTGTATTTAGTGAATCTATAAATATTGAACAACTCCCGTGGGCTATTCCTGAATTCGGTTTTGTGGGTAGCTTGAAAGGTTCATTCATTGTTCCACAAATAGGGGCATTTGTTAATGTGAAGTTTATTGATGGTGAAATAAGTTTACCTAAATATAGTTCAAAAGTATTAAATATAAATCAACTACCAACTAATAAAGATAAAAATTATCCCGATAATATGATATTTTTTGAAACAGATGCTGGTGATAGTTTGGAACTTGATAGGTCTACAAGTGAAACAATATTTACACACAACACGGGTACTATTATAAAAATAGATCCCGATGGTTCCGTAACCATTGATAGTGCTAAAAATATCACAACTAATCATGCAGACACATTAACTGTTAAAGGTAATGCTGTGACACCATTAGGTGTTGGTCCATTAAATTGTATACCTATATGCCCATTTTCTGGTTCGGTACATAATGGTATATCGTGCTCTTCATTATCTACATTCGATCCAGAAGGAACCGATATAGATAGAGCAGCATTAGAGTAGGGGTTATTGTATGGAACAAGAGGTTTTAGACCGTTATAGTATATCTAAAGAGGGTGTAATATTATCTCAATTAATATTATCATATATGAATGACGAATTTACTACGAATTTACCAGAAGAGTCTTCTATTGTGAATGATTTACCAGCTAGTGAAGAAGTGTTTAATTGTTTAGATTCATTCGGTCGAGGGGATAATGTAAAAACAAATAAATGTATACAATATGGTATCATCGATTATATAACATATTATACCACAGTAGAATTACAATCATTTGGTATTGCTGTTGCTGTTCCACCTAATACTATGAATATTGTAGTTGATGATGAATATGGATTGATACATAACGGTATTGTGGCAGTGAATAAGGAAATGAATGAATTATTCACTACTTTTAGTTTAGGTAGACTAATGGGTGAATTAGACATAACATCCGATTATATTGAAGAGTTGTTTAAGGATATCGTACATTGGTTAGGTTTTAATTTATCACCATCTAAAGCATATAAGTTGAATAATATAACTATTGATAGTTTTGGTTTTATCAATGAAACATATGTTCATGGTAAAGGTACGGTTCTATTTAAAGATAAACGTTCTGATATTAAAAATCATATATCAAATATCAATGATAGGTTGTCGATATTAAATAGTGATAATATAGATAATTTTAATGATAAACATGAATGGATTGAATATTTTTTTGAAGCTACATGGGGTATAATATGTACAAGTATAGTAGAATTTTTAAATAATAATACTGTGACTACGGGAGATGATGGTTACAGTTTTTATGGTGGTACTATTATGCCATATGAGGGTGTATCTGAAAGTAAAGTTGAATTTACGGACACATATCAACAACCCGTTTCAATAGACGTTATAGATGTATTAGGTGTTAAAATAAAGAATACATTTAAAATAAAAATCCCCGAAATACATATAGTAATAAGTATGAAAGATCGTAATGGTAACACAAAAGAATTTGTTATAAATATAACGATTGAAGGTATTTCATTAGATATGTCTGATATGCCTAATGTTATGAAATTATTGAATGACAAATTAAATGAAATAACAGATAAGATTAAAAAAGAAGTTGCTGATAGATCTGCTCGTTTAGGTAGAACTTATGAGCAAATATTAGACGATGTTAATAAAGTTACTGAAAAAATGACTGAAGTTGTTAATACATTAACAGATGCTATAACAGAAGAAATTAATAAGCTATTGGATAGTATATCAATATTATTAAAACGTATGACCGTTAGAATATCTAGGAAGTTAGCATGGGATCCATTTCTAAATAGTCCTGATCCAAATATTTCAGGACCTGCAAATATTTATTATAACACTAAAGAAGCTATAAATACAGCTACATCTAAAATTAATGGTACTATTGAAATATCAAATAATTACATAAAAAATATATCCAATATTAAAGATATTAATGATGCAATAAAAGAATTTAATGATGCTATTAATGAAGTTAATGATATTGTTGAAAAATTAGGACCAGATTTTTGTGTAGACATATTAATTCCTGCAATCCCTCCTCTACTAACTATTCCAGAATTAACTATACCTGAACCTCCAGAAATACCCGAACTCCCAGAGGGTGATTTTCCGAATGTTCCTTCGGATGAAATTTCATTTGATGAGAATGGTGATTTGGAAGGAGAAGTTCCTATAGTATCAGAAGCTGTAGATGGGATTGTAGATCCTTTAATACCTGAAGTTGAAATTCCTAAGTTAAATCCTCCTATGCCTACTTTACCCGAAGTGATAGAATTTAGTTATCCACCGACAACAAGCCCTGATGTTGGATATAATGATGAAAAATATGATGATGTCAATATATATACTACATCGGAAAGTATGAAAAATGATATTAAATCTTATGAACAAATTGCTTTTAAATTATTTAAAGATTTAGATAATAAACACGCTGACTTAGGTTATGGTCATGTTGTTGGGTTGTGGAAAGATAGAGCATCACTACAACAAACCAATACCCTAGAAGAAGCTGATATGTGGTTTGAAGAAGATGTTAGAAAGGCTGAAGTTGCTGTTAAAAAATATGTTAGACAAAAAATAACACAAGGACAATTCGATTCATTTGTTGATTTAGTATATAATGCTGGTAGTGGTCGTTTTAAAAATTCTACTATACTTAGTTGGTTTAATCAAGGACGTATATGTGATACATCTAATTTGTATAGAAGATGTTTCATAACAAGTGATGGGGAAGTGTTGAGAGGATTGATAAGACGACGAGGAACGGGATACACTTATTTTATAAAAGATTGGGGTGTTTCTGGATGTGTTCCATATTAAAAGGAGAAAATTATGCAAGATGAAAGTAAGGTAAAATATTATGCCGATGAATGGGCATATGATTTATCAATAGATGCATTACACAATGATGGTATTGTTAATGAAGATGTTATTAATCAAAGTATAGAGATGATTTTAGCTACACCATATTCTTCTCGATTATTTAATAATACATTTGGTTCAGATTTTAGTTTACGTATATTTGATAACATGTCTCCCGATTTTTTAAAACGTGTATTAGATGATACTGTAGAAAGTATTAAAAGATGGGAAGATAGAATATATATAATAGAAAATGAGGTACGTTTAAATGTCATAACTGATGAAAATAGTTTAGAATTAACCATACCTTATATCATAAAAGAACGTAAGATATTAGGGATATTTTCAAAGAAAATACAACAATGATATGTATTTAAAAATACATATATAATGGGATAGTCTAAAATTGACTATCCCTTTTTAATTTATATAAATAATAGAAGAATATAATCATAAAAGAAATATAGGTGGTAATTGTGAATGGTAACGAATTAAAATACACAAGTTTGACGAGTGAGGATATATTAAAACAAGTATATGACCGATTTCTAAAAACTCCTGATGATCAAACAAACCATAAATTCGATAATTTTAGAGAGTCATCAATCGCCCAAACATTGATTGAAATATTTTCTGGAGTAGTTGATATAAACAACTATTACATACAACGACGTGCTGAAGAATGTTATTTTGATACAGCTCAATTAAAAAGTTCCGTTATTAGTTTATCTAGGATGCTTGGTTATGTGATGAATCGAAGAGAACCTTCAAGAGCCAATATACGTATGATAATTAAAGGTGATATTGAGGATAATCAAATCCAAATACCATATTATTCAAAATTTTCATATGACGGTCATCCATACATTTTGAAGAATACTATGACTTATAGAATGTCTGATGTCATGTACAATAATATGAACTATAAATCTGAAATAACTATAGATATGGATTCTTTTGAGAATCCCATAGAGATTATACAAGGAAGTATTAAAGAAAAAGTATTTAATGGAACTAATAATTCTCAAATAAATGCCCCATTTCAAATATATAAAATAGAGGATAAAACTTTTAGTAATGTTTATGGTGATAAAGATTTCTTCTATAACGATATTACTCAGATATATGTAGGTGAAACTAAAACGGATGAAACTAAATTTTCAATAGATAGACGTTCTCTTTTGAATTGGGAAACTATTGATACATCAAATTTATCAAAGTCTCATAAAGTATGTGTTGTGAGAACATCTACCGATGGATTTATAGAAATATTATTTGGTGACGGAGATCATGTAAATGTTAATACATCTAAAACTCCTGATGCTACAGGTGGTTTTGCTAGAAAAGGTGCTATAACTCGTAAAGATAATATATACGTTCAATATTTATCATGTGAGGGTAAATCAACAAATAAGTATGGTGTTATAGGAGATAAGGTAGATTTTTCAGGTAAAATTTATAATAGTAATGGTAAAGATATTACTAATAATATTTCATTTGAATTGATTTCTAATGTGTATGGTGGTGCTGATGACGAGAGTATGGAATCTATAAAATATTCTTCACCTAAAATATATTATTCACTAGATCGATTGGTTACAAAGAGTGATTATATAGCATATATGAAATCTCTTAATAGCCCAATTAATGTTCAAAATGCTATTGCATGGGGTGAACAAGAAGAAAGAGATTTAGCAAATAAATTTGCATTAGCAAAAATGTTTAATGTCGTACTATTTAGTATGATAGGAAGTTTGTATGATTTAGATACACAACCACATGCCCCAAAAATAGGTAAACAATATGATGAGGTTGTATTAGATTTAAATTATAATCCATACGAATTTCAAACACAAGGTTATTTTAATATATTTGCTATTCAACAAATGGTCAATCAATTAAATAGATATAAAACACAATCATCATTTTATGAAATTGATGGTTATAATTTATATGATGGTGGAAATTCTATAGAATTTATAGCATCTAATATTCAAGATCAATTAAAAGATAAATATCCTAACAAAAAACCTAAATTATATTTCGACTATTCGAGTGATTCACATGATATGGTTAGTAATTTAGAGATTACTGATTTTGTTGTGATAGATTTAAATAGTTTATATAATAATGATGGAAGTTATAATTCTAGTGGAAAACAATTTTTAGATGATTTGGCATTATTAATAGATAAAGCATTGATAGAATATAAAGATATTCGTGGTAATAAAACGGATAATGTTAATTTTAATAAACAAGCATTTATTGGTAGAGGGTGTGTTGATTGTAATGATAATCCTTGTGCTTATCCAGACACATTAGTTTCTTGGGAAAATACAGATGCATATACATGTATATCATCGACATCTACAGATTCTATTACTAATGCTATATACGAATTTAGATTACGATTCAACGACTCTATAGAAACAAATGGTAAACCACAATCACCATGTTATATTACTAAATTTCCAGGAAAATTAGATAGTTTTGCTGGTATATTAGGTCTCAATGGAAGCACGGTGTATGAAACCACAATTAATAGACAAAATAATGAAATGAATGGTAAAATATCTCAAGTTGTTAATGATTTATCATCTCGTTCACAAACCAATGTTAAAAATATATATGTGTCACCAATAATTCATCAAATGGATTTAGTAGGTGAAGTTTATGTAAAATCATTATATGATAAAGAACAAGTTAAGAAAGAGATTATAAATTCATTATATGAATGGTTAGATATTAATGCTGATTTTAATCAACCATTATATTTATCTAATATAATTGAAATATTTGAAAATCATAGTGCAGTGGTAAATGCTAATATACGTTTAAAACCAACAATTCCTGCGGGTTATAAAGGTCAAGTCTATAATCCAAGTCCACTGAATAATAAAATATATTATAAATATACTGTAAAAACAAGACCTAATATTCACTCAAAATATCATTATAATAATTTGGCAGACACTATAAATAAGAAACTAATAGAATATTTAACACCTATTAGTGATACGGCAAATATTAAGGAAGTTGATGACATATATATTAAGGAATATGATACCGACGTTGATGATAAAGGTAATGTTATAGATGTTAATATAAAAGGTGGAAGACCTCTATATAGAGAATATACTAAAATATTAGAATCGATAGATTATACATTATTAAATCATATAACGGAACGATCTTTTTATAATGATTTTGTAGCACCTCTATATGAAGAATTTAAGTCTATTGCATTACAACAAAAATGTGGGTCAGATATAGTATGTGTTGATAAAGATGGTAATAAAATACCTAATGCTGGAAGATTTATAGGATTTTATGAAAATGATAGCACAAATACATATAGGTCTGATGCGGTTAGAGAAAGTATAATACGTAGTGATTTTGCAATAATTATGGAACAAATACATAAAGATTTAAGTCGTGTAATAAGGGTTAATTTAATAGATTCCTATGGTAATATTAATAAATCTTATAATAAAGATAATGAATTTATGAGAGGTGGATATTCTTTAGGTTCTGAAATAGTACAAATACTTACAAATAGTAAAGATCCTGACGACGATACACAATCACTATTACAATTTAAATATAAATAAGGAATTATGTAATGGAAGATTTTTCAATAATATATGTTGATTTAGCCAAAGCTCCTAGTTCATCAATTCCTAGTAATGAACGTGATAGTAATGGTGCATTAATATGTAACAATACAACTAAACATGGTAGTGAGACACAACAACTGCCATACGAAGAGTTTGTTAAATATATTAAATATAGATGTGATGATAGAAATAAAATTACTTTTTTATTTAAAAATAAAGTAAATATAGACACATCTGATTTACAATCTCATGATACTTTATGGGATATAGGGCATAGATCAAATATTTATATGTCTAATCAAATAGATGGTGAAAGTGCAATGTTTAACATAACATCGTCTATGGTTAAAATATATGTTAAACTATTTAATAGTAATTTAACAATGAGTAATTTAGATTTTAATACAACACAACCCGTATCATTAAGATTTAGTTGTCCTAATGAAAATGAAACTCCAAATGACCAATTTAATGATATATACATATATAATTGTAGATTTTGGGGACATAATGGGAATCATGTATATGGTGTGATAAGATTTGAGTATGTTAAGACTCTTATTGTTGCTGGTTCTATATTTTGTGTATATGATGGTGGAGGTTCATTTATTGGAATGCAACTTCCTATAAATAATGGATATTCTTTTTATACTGCATATTTTATAGCAAATATAATGTATAATATAACAGATATGTATGACCTATACCCTATGGGATATAAGTTAGATCTTATTAAACGACCAAAATTTGCTTATTGGAATATATTTACGGGGACACGTTCAGGGTATTTAGATTTTGTGCCTGATCAAGTCTCAACCACTATGGCGAATTTTCTACAAGATATGGATATATCTACCAATGAATTTGAATGGTCGGGAACACCTAGCATATGTTCTGAATCATTAGGTGTATATAATGATATGGGTGCACTTCAAAATCAATTTAATTATCTATCAGATGATTGGATTACTGCATCATCTATGTTACCAGATCCATCATATTTTCCTAGTAATTTTAAAACTTATTTAGATGAATTACCAACATATGGTACTCGTGATGGAAGAGGAGCATTAGTATTTCCGACATTACCTATTCCATACATATCATATACTCCTAAGTTTCTAACTATTAACGATGTACTAACAATGGATATTAGTAATATTGATTATGAAAATGACTATAAAACTATATATATATATTGGGCTATTAATGGTATATTTTTAGGAGCAGGAACTCCAATTCAATATACTATAAGTGATTATGGTAGAATTGATATTAGATTAAGTGTTTGGTCACGTAATCAATTTTATTATAAATCTAATACAACATCAACATATTCATTAATAAATATTGATGATATAGATATAGATATTAATACATATAATGGAAATAATAACTTGACTACAACTTTTGATATAAATGAAACGGTTAAGATAGAAGTAGTTAATAAAACTGATAATATAGATAATGCTATAAATGATGTCGATATAATAATATCTAATGAAGTATTAGACACATTATCTATTCCCACATATTTAGATAGTAGTAGTACAGATACTACATTTTCATATATTGGTGATGTTACTATCATTGCAAAGGTACATACCATTGATGGTAGAACTAAATATTTTTATAAAATAATTACTATAAATGATGTGATAGGTAACACGTATTACGTTGATTTATCTCAAGAATATGAAGATGACAAATGGTTAGAATTAAATTATGGATTATATGATGATTTTGAAAATGGTTATATAGGACAAGGATTTGCTAGTGATTTTAAATTCAATTATTCAGTAATATCGATGTATGATGAGTTAGTAGCAAATGGAACTAAGAAAGCTCTATTGGTTACTGGTGTATTAGATGGGGATTTTAAGATAGAATGGTCTTTTGTGAGATCTAGTGAAGATGACGATCCACATTTTTTTATAGATTTAAAGATAGATAATGTTTCTAATCCTATTATGGTATCATGGGATTTTATATCTGATAGTTTATTGGTATATGATTCTGATAGACGATATAGGGTTAAATATGATGCCCATGTTAAAGATTTAGATTGTCCGAATACGATACATAAAATTAATATTTATGCTAACTATGATTCATATAATGGTAAATTAAATATGTATTATGATTTAGATGCTATCGATGATACGAGAGTTCATTTTTATTTTAAACAAATATCATCGTTTGATGTTATGAGTATTTATTTTGAAGGAACAAATGAGAGCGGATTAGGGTATATTGGTGTACAAGCTAATAATGTGGATCAAATTGCTTTTGGTGGAGAGGGGAATGGTTCTACCGAATATCCGTTTACTTACCAAGAAATGTACGATAGGATATCTATAGATAATAATGATGGTAATTATAATGATAAATATTTATGTCGAAATTCACGAATAGTATCTAATCAAAGTTCATTTTTTATAAATCCTATCTACAATTATCGTATAGATGTATGGGATCCTCATAAATATGGTCCATGGATGTTAGTATTTGATATTAATAGTGATATTCTATTTATAAATACTATTTTATCTAATGGTATCATATATAATAGAGAATATAAAAATGCTAATTTATTAATTACAATGATATATGATATGTTTATTACGTGGAATGGTGCTAATAATAAGATAGGTATAATACGTTATCCAAATAAATATGTAAAAGATGATATACGTGCAGATTTAATAGGTAGTACTATTAAATCCGTAGGAGGATTTTATAGCACCTATATAGGAGGTCAAATATGAGCACATATTATATAAATGGATATAACACATCAACACCTTCTGAAGATAGATATCCTTATACATCTTCTGATACAGGAGCTATCAATTTTTATGAATTATTAAAAGGTCCTCATAATATTGGTGAGTTATTACAAAATAACGATATTATATTAATATATGATGGAGATTATATAGATGATTCATCTAATACAATAGAAATATACAATTCTATCAAGATTAAGTCTAACAAAGATATTAAAGTACATTTACCTATAGATGTTGATGGTTTCACAATATATATGGATAATGTTGTATTTGATAATATACATTTTCATAAAACTGATTATCAAAATGGTACTATGGTTACTATTGATGCTAATAATGTAGAAATATCAAATTGTCAATTTACATACGACACATCTACGGGTACTGGATCTATTATCAATATAAGTAATTCTTCGGATTTTAAATTAAAAAATTCAACATTAAATATTCCATTAGGGGTAACATTATCATATGGTATTTATGCAAATGATAGTAGTTTTTGTACTATTTATAAAAATGTTATTAATATGAATGGTAATCGTGGACATGCCATTACATTTTTAGGTGATAGTAATAGTAATAATATATCATATAATATTATTGGAAATTTCGATATCAATAAAGATGATAATATAGGTATAGAATTTAATGATAATGGAGATTATAATATTATATCTCATAATGCTATTGGTGTTAGTGGTCCTAAGTCTATAGGTATAATATATAATACTAATGATATTAGTGGTATTGGTATTAAAATAAATAATAACGTTATAGTTTTACGAGAAAATGACTATGGAAGTATGGGATTATATATTCCATATAAACAAGATAATAATGTGTCAACATTTGAAATAGTTAATAATATTTTCGATTATAGAGGGATAGCGTCATCAATTTTTGATGAAATAAATACACAAAGTATATCAATTAATCATTCTATTGCTATTGATGTTAGTATCGTTAGAGGTATTATAGATTTTAATGATATTTATGGATTTACTGAATATAATATATTTGTTAATAATGGAGCACCTAATGTTATCAGTGAGTTGGGAGATAGAACTATATATGTTGATCCAAGAATATTATGGACTGAAGGTGTAGATACATATGCCCCTACAGATATACGTAGATATTATTGTTATAATAATAGTGAATGTATAGGGGCTGGATATAATCATCATCATATTGGTATTGGTGTTGATAGTAGTCTAGGATATCAAGATAATCATTATGTTAATATTATTGATACAGTAACATCAAATATTGGAAAAATTGATAATAATAATAAGAAACCTGTATATACATTTTTTAATAATGTATTTGATATGGACCCATTGGTAGCAAATGGATATTATAGAAAATATTATAAATCTCTACAACCATATCCATCGGAGGATGTATATAAAAATCAATGGGAATATTCTTATAATATATCATTTCCTTTTGAAGTAGGAGATCATTTTTATAATAAAGATTATGTGTATGTATTGCAACATAAAGGAGATTTAGCACCATTTGATGGTATTAAATGTCCAGCTAATCCTGGTTATGGATATGATTCGTATGGTTTTCCAGGAGTTAAAACGGACACTCCATATAAAGGATATGAGCATGGATTATGGGGATATCCTAGAAAAACATATAGAAATAATTGTCATCCCGATCCGTGTATAATACAAGATAGTTATACAGAAAAAATAAAATGGATTGATACATCAAACGATGTACAATTTTGGATTCAAGATTCAATAGATCCCGAATGTTTAAATATATAAAAAAAAGAGGTAACATAATGGATATATCCGCGGAAAGACGAATATTACATATCGTCACGGACGATTTAAATAATATACAACCAACACAAATAGCATTTGAGCAAGGTCAAACATACAACGATGATATGGTGTCATATTTTTCGGGAGGGGTTGGTGGTAAATCTGAAGATGGTACGGTGTATAGATTTGTTAAATTTAATGATTTAGGTGTATTTTCAGGTGTGTATTCAAATAGTGACACAATCATATATTCTACGCTACACTCATTTGAAAGTGGAAATTCTTTCAATTCACGTCCATATATATATGGTTGTCGGAGTATAAATATAGGTATGGGTGCAGGGATAATCTCTGACGATATGGACAACGTTGACGGTTTAACCGGTGATGATATAAATATTGGGATGAGAGCAGGGTATCTTGTACAATCAACAGACAATATAACAGTACCTATAAATCCAGATACAGGAGAAACCAGTACTAGTAAAAATATACATATAGGTTTTCAAGCAGGTTTTACGAACGAAGGTTCACGTATTTTTAAGTCTATAATTATTGGTGA